ACCCATTCTTTTTTAATGCTGTATATAAGTAGCCATTAACTCCTGTTAAAAAATACGCTGTGTAAACAAAAGAATAATACCCAGCTATAGGCGCAGTAAATCTATCTGTTGATGTATCAAAATGCGAACCAACATTATACTCAGTAGATTCAAGATTTGCCAAAGTCCAAGTACCAGCCGAAAGACTTTGTTGAGTAGTTTTAACAGCACTAAAATAACAATTACTAGGAGTAGTTACTCTACTTGATGAGTCTACTTTTATAGAACCATTAGCTGCCGAAGAACTTACTTCTATAGGTTGAGTCGCTTTATCTACAACTAATGCTTCATTTCCATTTACAGTTAGACTAGTTCCTGTAACTTGTAAATTACCTGGTAGGACACTTTGTGTTGGAAAGACTGGTGCGTTACCTATATATGCCATCTAATCTCCTATACTAAATAACTAACTACAGCATCAGCAGAAGTTGATGCACTTGAATATGCTTGAACAATATCACCTGCTTCTAAAACTAATTTTTGATCTCCACCAATTACAACTAATGCACCCCCTGGAAGAACTGTTGCATCTTTAACAAGGAAAGTTAATGTTCCTGAGTTTTTAGTAATTGAAGCAGTAACAGTAATATTAGAAGTTGTTTTATTCGATAGAGATAAACCAATAATTGTATGTGTAGTTGATGCCGCTACTGTATCTGTAACTGTTGTAGCAGAACCACTTGTACCAATACTTGATGATGTTTTAGATTTAAATGCCATAATATTATCCTAATGCTATTGCAAACTGAATTGCTGTTTCTTCAGCTTTCGTTGTATCAACTGCTTTACCTGCTGGGTAAGTTGTAAAAACATCTTTTGTTCCCGCAGCAAAGTCTGTAGCTGAACCTGAATTTGATGACGCTAAAACTGTTGTTCTAGCTAGTGTTGTACCTGATGCAGTATATGTTCCTGTACCAACTTCCCACTCATTAGCAGAACGATGAACAATAGCATAATAGGTGGTGTTACCATCACCTATCTCGGAAAAAGCATCAAAACCTGTTACAGCGCCAGCAAGAGTAATTGTACCCGTGCCAGTCGTTGTTGTCGTTTCTCGTACTCTATCCTTAAATACTAAAGCCATTTATGCTAACCTTAAAATTGCGCTTGATGCATCAGCAGTTGGAAAGATGATTGTAAAATCCCCTGCGGTAGAAGTCTTATCTCCACCAAAATCTAATACAACTATAGCAGGGTTAGTGTATGTATGCGTTGGTGTTGTATTGTAAATTAACGCACCTCTTGCTGTAATTGTAGCTGCAGAAAAAGTCTCATCGGCAAAATCAATAAACGCTGTAGTACCTGATGATGTTGGTGCAACTTTAGTTAGCTCTTGACCCCCTGCACTATAACCTGTACCTGATGTTTCGTTACTTGTAGTATAAGCTGTAGTTGATGCATCGAGAGACGCAGAATTTGTGTAAAGTGCTATTTTAATTGTGTCACCACCAGAGCGAAAATCATGCGCTCCTTCTAGTAACTGTTTTTTAAATGATGTAGCAACTGCTTGTGTGATAGCCATAAAAACTCCTATATCTTTGTAATGATGTCCGCTGCATTTGTTAGCCCAGCGTCTTTCAGTTTATTAAATAATGTTGTACGATCACTTTTAATGGCTTGTTTCATATACAACACTAATATCTTTCGTAAATCTTCTTTAAATGCTCTAGCTTGTTCTTTGAGTAGAGGGTGAGCTGTATCTGCTACATGTAAAATTTTATCTAGTGCTAGATTAGCAATCTCTTCAGGAGTCATACCACGACCCTGTGTTGTCGTAACTTTTGCTTCTCCAATTAATGTATCAAGTAAAGCGCTTTGCATTATTTAACCTCATATCTAACTTGTCCAGAACGATAAGCATCACGCCTATCTTTTCCATCACCAAGCATTTTAAGTTGAACCATATTCTCCTGATATTGTTTTTGGTAGTTAGCCATCAAATCAGGGTCTCCTTTTAAATATGTATACGCTTGAACTAAACACGCATACAATAAAGCCTGTTCATAATTATCTCCCAACCATGTAGTTGAAGCAGTTACAATAGATGTTGGGTAGTAGTAATAATGTAATTCTACATCATAAGCACTATTAGGCGTTGGGCCTAGTATAAAAGTATTATGATCGAAAAGCGCATAGTATTTTGGTTGCGCTTGAGTAGACGCACCTGCATACGCTTCTCTAATAAAGTTAACGTCTTTATTTAGTAAAAAATGTTGGTCGCTACTACTATCAATAATAGCTATAGAATAAACAGCTAAAAAATCTGTAGGTGTTTGCACATACTTATTTCCTGATGTTGTATTACCTGTTACGTTCTTTCTTAAATAAGGAAGTTGTACTTCATTATAAATTTTCTTTTCTGCTTGTTGTATAAATTCATTAATATGACTGACAAAAGACGTTTCAGTGCTTTCTGTATAATCTTTAATTGCTTGTACGAGTTGAGTATAATTCATCTGTAATATCCACCAAATAGTGATCCTAGTCCATAGTTACCATAGCTACCATAATTACTAAACGAAGGCATGCCATAACCAAAAGCGCCTAACCCACTCATGTAAGGATTAAACTGTTGCATCTGCATCATATACTGAAACGGATTAAATTGTTGTGCTGAGAGTTGCATTGGGGGTTGCATCTGTGTTTGTGGCGCAACTTGACTCTGTGGTTGTAACGGTTGTGGATTAGTAAAGTTCGTTTGTGAAGGCACAGTATTATTGTTCACCGTATTTATCGGTGTTGGTTGCATCTGTGGTTGTGGTGCTAAATCCATTATCCTATCCTTACAGTTACGTTACCTACAGCCATATTTACTTTTTGTCCTAGTACAGGGTCATAACCAAACAATCCTCTACCTGATGTAGCTCCAGTAGGTCTTGGGTCTCTAAGTGCCTGTGGATCATCTACAGGAAAGCTACCCAAATCATTTTGTGGTTGATCTGGCCCCCAACATTCGGGACACGCTCTAATATTAACTACTTTATTTCTTTTCGTTAATCTTTTTAACTCATCTAAATTATACCTAAAACCACAGATATCGCAAAACCCAAATGCAAGTTTGCCCCTAGCAAATTGAGTCATTAAGCAGTTCTTTTAGAAAACCCTGTCCCTTTAGTTGCAGCGCCTGAACCCTTCATCTTGTTAGTCTGTGTATTAGCAGTTTTATCTGGGTACCCTGCAAAGTCTGGAACTGGGGTAGGTTTTGGTTGTTGGTATGTTACTTTATGTTTCATATTAGTCTCCTTATGAGGTAATGTTCGGTGCGAAGTTAATTGATGACTTGTCTCTATCTTCATCTGCAGCGAGAGTAAACTGTTCATCATACGCTGCTTTAAGGAACGTAACCCTGTCAAGTCCAACTTCAGGGCGTTTAGTGGCGATATGATAAGCAAGTCCAGCAACAAGACAAGGAATGAAACGTGAAGGCACATCATAAGTATTACTACCAGCACGACCTGCATCTTCAATTCTTCTAAGCCTCCAATAAACCAACGTATAAGTTGCGGACGAGTCTGGTGTTGGCCAGACGCTAACTTTTGGTGTGGCTTGCCTGTCGACATAGATTTGTATTGGTCTCCCTTGGTTATTTTTGTTTGGTATCGTTGCATAGGTTGAAACTGAAATTCGGTTAATAGATAAATCTTGTTGGCTGGAACCACTTCCAGTTCTAATCACTGTTTCTAATAAATCAATCGTATCTGCTGGTAAAGTATAAGTAGCTGTTCCTGTAGTTAGTGCCACTGTGCCAGATTCAACTGTCCATAAATTAATACCTTTATTAGACCACTCAGCAGCCATAATATCTAGACTACGCCTTGCTGTTTTCAAATCGTATCCGCTACGTAATTCTAGTCCACATCTTTCATATGCTTCTTCTACAATCTCTACTATTTCTGGATTGAATGCTGCTGTTCCACTAGTTGCCATAATTTGCCTTTAAATATTTAATCGCACTTTTTAAACTAATTGCACTATCTTTAAAAAAACCTAACCCTGTGTTACAGTGATGACAAAGTAAGCCTCTTACTTTACCTGTGTTGTGGTCATGGTCTATAAATAAAGTATCTATAGTTCCTTTTATACCACATATTTTACACGTATACTGTTGTTTATCCAACATATTATGAAGAGTATCTAGACCAATTTTATGCTTAGAGCAACGGACTCTATCTTTGTTATCTTTTTTGTACTTACGCACTTGAGCCTTAGTTTTCTCTGCGTTGCTGCCTTTATGATACCATTCCCGATTTTCCTTGTTCTTACACTCTTTACAATATGGACGATATTTATTTGTCTCCTTACGATATGGATAATCTTTTAACTTCTTAGACTTTCCACATTTACTACAAACTACTTTTTCTTTTCCTCGCACTTGCATGATGTATCTGTCTTATCTTCACGCACTTTACAACAAACGTACTTAATCTTCTTCTTGCCTAGTCTTATTTTATGTTTTATTTGAATATAACTTATTGTCATAGAACGTATGCATTCCTCCTTTATGTTCTCGCCCATCTCTATAATAATACGACATATTTTTTTCCATCTCATCATGTCTTCTTTTTCCTTCGTTTTAGTGAAGCAACTCTACGAGGCTTTCCTGGCGGTTGTCCTAATCTTTTCTTTTGTGCTATTCTTGATTTCTTTTCGGCTGCTGTCATTTCTTTAGATGTTTTTGGAGTTTTACTAGACACTCTTTTACTAGGCCTGCAATAAGGAGTGCCACGTTTTTCTCCTTTTTTTCGGCCACAGGCTTTACCAGTTCTTACATCTTTCCAGTCTTCTTTAAACCACCGTTTTAGAGCTAGACCTTTTTTAGTCTTTCTAACTGCCACTACTTACCCCTACTTTTCTTTTTTCTACATTTAGCAATAGCACCTGAAGCATAAGCACTAGGAAATACTTTGTAGCTAGCTTTTACTTTATGGTAACAAGCATCTTTTACAGTGCCGGTTTTACCTCCGGTACTCATTGCTTTTATCTTTCTGGTTTTACCCATACCTCGACTCTTCATCATAACTATCTACCTTGTCCTCTATACCTTTTAAAACTACGTTTTTTACTTTTGTTCATTGAAGCCATCTTTGGATTACGACAACTCTGAGATGTCTTTTTTATGATGGGTTCGTGAACAGCAGAAGTTAATTTAAGTTTTGCCATTACGCAACTACGGTAACGCCTCTAGTTTTACCTTTTTTAGCCATACCATTAATTGGACACTTCTTACTTTTTTTCTTCATAGCAACATTAGTGTCCCCACCCTTTTGCATTTTAACGCGTCCGCCAGCCTTAGCAAACCCCATATTATTACGCACTTTTGGTGGTAGTTTAGCTAGGCCTTTATTATCTGCTGGAACAGGTTTTAGCCCTACCGTTGGTTTTTTCTTTGGATTCATTGCCATCTTTTAATCTCCTATAAAATAATTCACGTTTTTGATAAATCTCATCAGTATTATGTGTATCTTTGTAGCAATCATAATACCCTAACTTCTTTATTTTTTCTGCTGCTTCTTGTAATTTTGTTAGCCTTTGAATAAAAATAAGCCCATACTCTTCATCAACTAACGGCTCAAAGTTTTCTCCTTCTAGATTATCATTATCATCTCCATCTGGATGAAAACCCATTACCCACATATCTTTAGTAGTAAAAAGACCTTGTGATATATCATCATTTAATTCATCTAAATACTCATGAAATCTTTCATACTCATCGTACGCAGTGTCAACTAAAATAATTAAATCGTACTTATCATCAAAAGTAGAAATAAGACGATGTAGAGATTGGTAAGTTTCATCATGCTTAAAAACAATCCCTACTTTGTCTCTATCCCATGCAGCTCGTGCATAAGGGCATGGGGGAAGGTTATTAAAAACCTTACTTTTCTCCTCTAACACATCTGCTGACCACTTACGGATTTCAGCTTCAATAAGTTTTTCTTTAGATGCTCTGATACGTGTGACTCCTTAGATTAGTTTTTTCTTCATCATGCCACCACCACGCATCTTCTTCATCATACCACCACCACGCATCTTTTTCATCATACCACCACCGCGCATTTTCTTCATCATGCCACCACCGCGCATTTTCTTCATCATGCCACCAGCAGCAGCTTTTTTGATTTTAGCACCAGATTTTTTAGCGGCTGAAGCCATTTTCTTTTCTTTAGCTACATCTTCCTTTGTTTTAACAGAGTAGCTTTTACCTTTAAACATAAATGTTGGGCCACCTTTTCCTTTTAGAAAATCAGCTCTAGCCTCTTTAAATTCAGCACCAAAAGTTTTTGCTTTAGGTTTTTTCATAGACCCTATAGCAGCGGCTTTCTTAGCTATTTTAGTATCAATAGGTTTTTTAGGCATTGGTGGCTTTAATGCAAAGCCTGTAGCTTTACCAGTATTTTTACTTTTAGGACCGGGAACTCGTTTTACTTTCTGATCCTTAATTATTTTAGCTATTTCCTCTTTAGCTTTTCTTTTTTTACCCGCCTCTTTACTTCGTTTCATTAAACCCATGTTACTTTCCTTTCTTAGTTTGTTTAGTGTTACGTCTTTTCTTTGATTGAGTTATCACTGCATCTTCTGTATTAGGTACATCACCCATTATAAAATCTTCACCTGTATCTTTTTTAAACCAACTACGTACAGTAGCGGATTCCCATATTCTGAGAACTAACCATGCTATTGTGAGTATTTGGATAATTAACGGGAGATTTACATAATTCATAAAGGTTCCTAACCCTAGTGTTACTGCTGATCCATCAGCCATTGTTTTTAAGTCATCCATATCTTTTCCTACCATTTGACTTTATCTGCCCAATAAGCTGCTGACATCTTACCTCGCTTAATATTCTTAGCGTGTCTTGCCTTAAAGGATTTACGTTTTGCTTTCATGCGTGCAGACTCACCTTTTTTACGTTTACCTGCTGTACCTGATAGCGTCCCAACTTTTTTCCCTTGTTGCCCGAAACGAATAATCTTTTCTTTACCACCTTCACAGGCTTTTACAACGTGAGATTTTTTGGGGTGAGAAGGAGTACGCCTTGGCTTATTGCAAGGCATACTTTTTTTATTCAACTTCTTAGCAGCCATTTAAGGACTCCTATCCGTGAAATATTGTTACACCATCACAAGCAGTTAAATCTAAATATACATCTGTTTCAAACAATATCCCATTTTCAGGAATATTCAACGAATGTACATCGCCTGTTGTGTAAGTAAGAGATAATTTTGTTGCGCCACTAGAACCACCGTCTTTTAAAACAACCGCAGGGGAACCAGAGCCAGAAGTATGTACTACTAACTGTTTTACTCTAGTTCGTCCACTAACGAATGTCCCATCAGAAGTCCTAGTAACAGCGATTACAT